ACTATCCCTTCCGTTTCTTCTTCCTCGGGAACACAGAACGAAGCTCCCGAACAGCATGATTCATCTGACGCTGCTCTGCTCGGCGCTCCCCTATCGACAAAATCGGAATAGGTTTCTTACGAATCATAGCAATCTTTTTCATCACTTTCTTAACCGTTGGTTTGACTGCTTTCAAAAGTATGTCTGCCAACGGTTTTGCTAATAGTGCTGATGCTGTAGCAATCACAGCAACACCACCAACCTGCATCACTTGTCCTCCACTGGGAAGTCCAGCAATAATCTGTTGAGGAATAGGAACTGCTTCTGTTATCTGAACACATTCATTACCTATGAGTTTGTATTCAGTAACCTTCTTTCTGAAACCTTCTACGAATGTTCCTACAGGTTCTTTAGCATTCTGTCCTGGTGTGGGACAATCTACCTTAGCAGTAGCAGGTGCTGCTGCTTTTGGAATATCAACTTGTCCTGGTGGATCTGGTTTATCTTCTTTCTGTCTTGTATCTACTTTTGGTACTGGTGTAGGAACTAATTGGTTCGGTTCAAAAGTAATAGGATTAAAACTGGGGAGATTACCATCACAGTAAGTAACCAATCCTTTGGGGTCATCCCCAGCAATCGTATTGGACTTTGAATTTGCCTCATGAGCTTCTACGCATCCTGGTACGTCAACGATAGGCACACCAATATTTACCACTACAGGAGGTGCTAGTGGTGTTTGTATGTAGTTTTCTGACGATGTTACTACTTGAGGTATTTCAATTCCACGAATATTAATATCCCTGGAAGTAATATTAGGAATCTCCATCGTTAAACAAATTTATTATCGCAGTAAACACAGAATGAAATGCGACATATAGAAAGAACTCACTCTTTCCATCATCTTTCTTTTTTCTTCTAGTCGTTGTCATACTAAAGTACCGTGTGCTCTGCGAATCTCTTTGAGTTCCTCAAAGTTCTTTTGTTTGGTTCCACCGTCGTATGCCCAGGCATATCCTTCAGTAATCATTTGTTCGTTGAGGGACACGTCGGAGTCTCCGATGTAGAGCCAGCCGAGAAGGCGCCCATACTTTCCAACACCACCAACAAGCTCAGTGCGGATAACGAGATCATCATCCCCTTCAATAGCGCCTTGAAGTCTTTCTTCAAGCCAGTGAGTAGCATCGTAACCCAGTGCTTTTTCTTCATCATCTTTCGTCCTCTTCTCAGGAGTATCAACTCCTGCTACTCTAACTCTTTCTTTCTTGTAAAGATCGAAACCTAGGTCGATGGTAACATCAATGGTATCACCATCAACTACCCTATCAATTTCAACAACCCTAAAGTTATAGCAGGACTTTCTGCTGGGTGGTGTCATTGCTCCCATACCTTACTCCTTAATGCAAATAATCTGTGATGGATTGTAGGTATTTAGACCACAGGTAAAAACTTCTTGGGGGAACCAAAATATTTTCATGAGAGTTACTGATGAAATCACAAGATTCATGCCGATAATCCAAGGTTGTGCTTTATTAATTCTATCAGGGTTCCACCATTTCATTACTTTCTTCCCTATGAAATCCTTCTGGTTCTGTCTTATGTATCCAATCTTTTAATCTTGAGACGTATATCCTTAGCAAATCTGCCTGGTTCAGATGAAAGGTATCCTGACTTTCAAGATACAACTTAGTATGAAGATCAGCTCCATCTAAGCACTTCTTTATCACAGGGTTCCAGGGTTCCCTAAAAGAAGTATTCCATTCTCTCGGCATATATTATTTTTTCTTACCCCCATTCTTGGCTTTCTTCGCAGTTGCGTTTCCCGAGTTCTGCTTCTTGTTGTTCGCAGATCCCGCTGACCCCTTCTTGCCCTTGTTTGCGGACTTGGCCATCTTCTTCTAGTTCCTTAAATGATAGGAGTAAAATATATATGACACAATATGCGGTAAATGCAAGTCCACACAGAAGAAGAATAATTACACTCCAAACAGGATCGTTTATATCTCTCATTTCAACCAAGGAGCACGAATACTAATATCATCAAGACCTTCTACTTCTGATGCCTTTGTCTCAATAATAGGTTCTTGGTTTTTCTTATCTTCTTCGTCCCAAACCGCACCTATTTCTCTCACTTGCTTATCAACAGAAGTCATTTCCATTTCAACTTTACCTTCTATCCACTTCTCTTTCAACCAAGTGATAAATCCCAAAGCAAGATGATTGATGGGAAACTTCTGCTTCTTTGCCCATCGTTCTGCTTTGTGATACCACATATCTTCACCACCCCAGTGGTGTTCGAACTTATGTTCTATTTTAGGATCAGCAGTCATTAAATACTTTACCAACTCGTGAACCTGCTTCTGAACCTACCTTCTGCCCAAGTAACAGTGCCCAACCAGATGCTAACCAACCAACATAAGGTATATTCATCATAGCAGGGACAGCAACACCAGCAGCAAGAGCACTACCTGCCATTGCACCTTGACTCCGTGCTCCAGCGTCCGCCACGATGCACTCTACTTCTTTTGCAGACTTTCCCTCGCCGTCAACGGCACCTCCTAAGTTTCTAGCTCCGTCCATCGTATATTGATCAGTGCGATACTCTCTTCTGAGTTCAGTTCCACCACCACCAAACAATCCACCTCTCTTCTGATTGAGGTTCAATGATCTCTCAGAATTTAGAATAGCAGGATCGTTTGCTTTATATTCAATCTTATACCCATCTCTAGTTGCTTCTACCTTATATGAAGAGTAGTCACCACCAGGGAAATTGATTACTGGATACTGTGGTCGCACAGCATTCAGTAGATGACCGAGCACACCAATATGAGCAATACCAAATACCACACCTAATCCAATAGCAATATTCTTTGTAGAGAATCTCTTTGATGGTGTGGGTGGTATTACTTCTGGAACATCAGTCTTTTTATTGAATGCCATTTTACTGACCTTGCAATTGTTTATCTAAATTTTTTAACTCAGAATAATATTCACAAGGATACTCCATAGCAACTGGTTCGTCATAAATCATCATATCAGTTCGGCAATACCCATTACCGATTTCCATATGTCCAACAATAAACAAAGTGAGTAGCATCATTGTTCTATACCGTAGGCATCACAGGTGGTTCGCCGTCCTTCTTAGGAGCAACAGATGAGATCTGAAGAGGTGCTTGTTCAATACGAATCGTTTGAGCAGGAGCAGTTGCGGCGGCCGCAGCAATCAGTTTCTCAAGATCTGATTTGGAAACACCACCACCAGGGGACTTATATGTACCGTCTGTTTGTTTCTTTGCTGTCTGAACACCGAAGGTAGCTAAAACTCCAGTGAACACCGATGCGATGAAAGTAGGATCAAGTTTCTGCTCAGGAATACCAAGTGCAGCAGGAAGTTTAATATAAGCAAGAGTCAGAATACCACCAGACCAGACGAGGATACCAAGTCTAACCATTGTGCTGATTGCTTCTAACTGACCTTCATGATCAGCAGCAGCATCCTTTAGTTTAGCAAATGGACCTTTCTTCTTTTCTTCTTCCTTTACTTCAGCTTTGGGAGATTCTTTAACTTCTTCAGCCATGAAATTGGAGACAGCGCACTCCTATTTAGTTAACAAAACCTTCTTCACGCAGCCATTTTTCAGTCAAAGGTGTTGGTTCATAGATTTCCCACATCTTACCAGTAGTACAAGCATCAAGTGCTTTAGCAGTCATACCCTGAGTCATGCCTGCCCACTTTGCTTCTGATTCAAAAGGAACAGCAGACTTTGGATAAGTTTTTTCTACAATATCACGCCAGACTTGAGGAACCTTTTTCTCTGGATAGATAAGAGCAATCAAACTATTCTTGATAGTTCCTGCCATACAATCCTGTGCGGCGTGCCACCCTTCATGACGCATCACTGTCATCAGTACATGAGGACGATGCATGAATCGTTCATTCAAATAAAAGTTATTTGATACTGTGTGATAGACACCACGGTGACCAGGAGGGAAATACTTCTCATTCCCTAGAAAAACCATAACTCCGATCTTATCAAGGGATACCAACATCGAGTTAAACTCATCGGCAACAAGATCAAAATTAGTATCAGGATACACTTTACGAATATCGTCGATACTCTTGATTTGTTTGACATCCTTGGAGCATTCTCGTGTGATCATGCAACCCAAAGCATCCATACTATAGAATCCTTTTTTAAGTTTAGATTCAGCAAAAGCAGGTGTCGCAAAGGACATTGCTGCTAGCATAGACAAAGTAAATTTTTTCATAGTCCAGGAATAGAAGGAATAGCACCACCAGTTTTTGATGGCATTTTTGGCATAGAACCTTGAATCATACCAGGAAGTGCTTGAGCAGCTGCATCTGTTGCTGCTTTAACAACCTGTTCTTTAGCAGATTCAATCAATGCATCTTTGTTCAGGAGAACATAAGCACTTCCTCCGATAAGACCTAAAGAGGTCAGACCTGAGAGTAGTGCAATTACGTTAATTACTTTTTGCATAGTATGCCTCGTAATACTTTACAATCCCCGATGTGTGCATATTGCCTTGGGAAACCCAATCATGAGCACACTCGTAAATGGATTGGTTTGAATATTTAGGAACAACTCCTTCCATTTGATGACCGAACTTTGATAGCAAAATTTTAAGTGATTGATCTCTCACTTTTAATTTTTCACTACTGTAACGCCAGTCATCAAGTGTCATCGAAACTGCCCTAAACCTGTACCAGATTGCCACTCTCCAGGACCTTCATGAAAGTTTTCAGATCCTCCAAGAGTTTCTTGCCATGAACCCCAAGACTTAGTTGCAATTTCATAAATTTTTTGATGAATGTCAGCAGACTCCTTAGACTCCGATTCATCTAAAATCTGTTGATCAATCACTGCTTGCTCGTAAGATTCTTTAACAGTCAATTGTTTTTCAGAGAGAATAGGAGTAGAAAACCAATCATCTTCTGGGAGATATGCTGGAGCAGGAACGCCCAAATAGGGTGGTTCCAGTTCTTCACGATCAACTTTTTCTTCGTTGATTGTACACTCAATCTCATCCACAAGAAACTCACTTCTGGGGATGAATACTTTTTTTATAAATTTTGCAACAGTGTGGATCATGAGTAAACCAGTCTTTTGGCGTAATTGTATGCGTATTGTTCTCGGTATCCTTTGATACCCCAACCCAACCAATAATAGGCACCTACCATATATTGATGAATTGGTTGTCCGTGTCCTTCAAACTCTGGAAGAATTTTTTGGAACTGTGGTTCGTTAATCATGTAACGAGTTTGACAAGGAAGAGTGCT